TTTGAATACTCTGCAGAAGGCACACGCTTGGTCGCACAAACAGATAATGTAGAGCAATATATCCGCGACCAAGTAGATACCAATGCACTCTATGAGATAGAGAACAAAGTTATTATTGATGATGTGATGAAAGATAAATTCACAAAGGAGGGACAAGAGAGATTTAAAGGTCTCTATGCCCCACCGAAAAAGATTGCTAAGAAATTATCAGCCCGCCTTTCTTTTTGATTCTAGTAAAGAGAAATCTTTTTTCTTTGTTCCACCATCATATTCCCAAGCATATCCTTCATCAATCATTTGTTGATTAACAGACTTTTTCTTATTGACTGCGGATACTTCCTTATCACCAATAAAAAGATGTCCCAGAATTCTACCATACTTTTCGGTAGAATCTGGGAGTTCTGTTTTTACAATAACATCAGTTTGTCCTTCTAACTTTTTCTTGAGCCATTCTTTAACTTCAAGACCAAGTGCTTTTTCTTTTGCATCAGTTGTTCTGCTCTCTGGGGTATCGACACCAGCAAGACGAATTCGCTTAGTAAGGGAGATATCAAAACCCAAATCAACAGCAGCATCAATAGTGTCACCATCTACAACTCTTAAAACTTGCTTGATTCTGTAAATATAAGGATCCTTATCCATTAGAAAGGTAACTTAAACTCTTTGGTATTTAGTTTGGGAATTGGTAGTTTCTCAAATGCTTTATTAACTTGATTCTCTACAACCTTTCCAACAAACTCTTCAGGGTTGTTAAGGATTGCTTCTGCTTTTTTATAAGTCACATAAGCACCATAGCAAAGTGCTCCACTAATTGCCAGACTCGTCGCTGACAGAATGATTGCTATGTTCTTCATCTTTCATCTCCTCATTAGCTAACCTTAGTATGTAGTAAATGATATATGCAGTAAAGGAAAGTCCACAAGATAATAATATTACTACTCCCCAAGGGAACTTATCCATCAATACTTACCTTCAGTGCAATATTGTACTTTCTTATTTGGGTAATAAGGATACAACCCATCTCTTGGTTTCATAAATCCACATCCAATTAACCATTCCTTTGTGAGTGGAGTTGGTGTTACCTGTTCCCACAATGGACCTTGTGCTACCATCTCTAGGAATCTAGCAGTTTGATTGAGTTGTTCTTCTGCCCAATTAGCATCTGCTTCCCAGGGAACAGCACGACTTTGCATCATTGATTCATAAGTCAATTTAGTCATCTTCATTAACCACACAGGAATTTCAGAATCTTGATGCACTTGTGCCATAAATGAAGTTTGTAGTCCACCACCCATAGCATCTTGAACAACGTGCCAACCTTCGTGGCGAAGTGTTCCCAAAAATTCTCTTTCGTCTTTTACAAGATTTTCGTTTATAAAAAACCGATTATAATTTGGTTTGTATAATCCCACTGTTCTTGGAGTAAAATATCTCTCTGGTGCAACATAAACAGGAATTTCAAGTTTATCTAGAGCATTTATGATTCTTACAATTTCCTCTCTGAATGGATCAAAATCAGGGTCTTTTAAAAATTCAGAATTTACTGAAAGTTTTTCTATACCCTCAGTACATTCTAAAAGAATCATACAACCCATTGCCTCAACACTATAGGGTCTTACTGTTGGTTGTTTTGGTTCTACTGAATTAGCAAATGTAGGTAATGCTAATGTTAATGATAGTCCAAGTGTAGTTAGAAATTTTTTCATTCATTCCACCATCCTTCTTGTTTATGAATCCAGACCTTCAAATCTTTTACATATTTTCTCAATATTTCTGCTTGCTCCTCATGCCAAAAATCACCCGTCTCCATATAGAGGCGGGTGTGATTATCTATTGCTTGAAGTATTTTGTGGATTGGAGCATTCCAACACTCTCTTTTAGGAGTGTTCCATTCTCGTGGCATGGGTAAGTGAATGTATAGATTTCATTTTTGTGTAGATAATCAGTTTGGCACATATTAGGTCCAATTACTACATGACCTGCAACGGTCAAAATTAAAAATTCAATCACTTTTTCTTACCACCGTTCTTAGCCTTTTTAGCAGTAGCATTGCCCTGGTTCTGCTTTTTATTATTAGCAGATCCCTTCTTGCCCTTATTAGCAGATTTAGACATTATGCTCCTCCAGTACGAGGCTGGACTTGACCTTCTAATACTTCAACTCTTTCTTCAAGAGATGGTGCTGCTGCTTCGGGCGCAGGTGGTTCAGGTGGAGCTTCAACTACCACTTCTTCTCTTTTTGGTTCATCTTTCTTTTCATCATCTTCTCCACCTTTCTTCATAGTATTGATACCAAATGTCGCAGCAGATGCTGTGAAGACAGTAGCAATAAAGGTTGGGTCCATCTTAGCAAGAAGACCAGCATATGAAGCTGTCAGGAGAGCAGCAGACCAACTCAGAATAGCAACACGAATAACAGTACTCATACACTTTTCTCTTTTGTTTTGTTCCATCAGTCTGTTTGATGAAGTCTGTTATATTTAGGATTTTAGAACCTAAACTTAACTTTACCAGCAATAGAATTGTTAGTTACATTATCATTTACACCGTGGGATGCCTCAATAATTAACATCTCTTTATAATCTATTGATGCACTGACACCATAAGAGTTATCAGTAGCATAAGCACCATCAACACTGACACCAAAAACATCACTCTTCTTACCTCCAAATCTGGTTTCAAGTTTGAGCCCTGCTTCACCGACGTGAGTTGTTTGATTGAATGCCTCAACAGTTCTGGAAGACTGAATCGAACCAGTTTCTACATAAGCGTTTCTCTTGTTGTTCCACGCAGTATAACCAACAAATGGACTTAACCACTTGGTTACGTGCATATAGAGACGGTTTGTTACCCACCACTCGTTTCCAGTTGTGGAACCAGTATTATTAAATACACCTTCGACTGTTCTATTATAATTGTACTTACTATCTGCAATTGCTGCATTCGTATTTAAAGTAAATGTATTGCCATGGAATGTGTTGAAGATTCCATGAACATTCTTAACTTGTGTTGTGTTTGAATCGGAACCACGAAGTTTAACATTTACATTATTATACTGGTAACCAACCGTCCAACCTTTTGTTAAATCAAACTCAAATCCACCACCAAAGATTTTAGAATCCGCAGTGTATCCGTCAGCATTATAGGACTGAACAAATCTATTGTTCTCAAAGATTCTTAATCTCTTATTCCAGTTTGGTGATGCCTCGTGATTGAGAATTCCATTAATACTATCATTAATATTGCCAAGAACTTCTAATTGGTCTACACGACCAAACAAGTTATCATATGTGTGTGAAATACCAACATCATTCCAAAGCTCATATGTAGTTGTAGGTGTTCCGTTAGATACGGTTTCAGTTCCATCCGAATTAGTCGTAGTCGTAACTGGTGTGGTTACAACAGTTCTTACCATCGGAGTTGTGGTAGTTGTTGTATGGTGTCTTGCAATCTTCTGAACTCCTTTGTTTTCAGATGCATCGTGCTCTGTAAGAGTTACATTTACAACTGGAAGAGTTGAGGACTGAACTGATGAGGATGATACAGAAGGACGGGTAACTACGGTTGCATCAAGAGCAGTTGCAATCACAGAAGAACTTACATTTCCATTTGAAGAAGAACTTGAAGATGTGGAAGTTCCTTCTATAACTGTGGTTGAACCATCTGCATGATAGATGGTTGTGACTGGTGTGGACGTTGTTGTGGTTGTTGTGACTGGTGTTGTATCAAGAACAGTATCAGTATAAGTTCTAGTTCTTGGATTTCCAGATGCATCTGTATCGGTTACAGTTCTAGTAACTGTTCTGGTTCCAGTTGTGGAAGAAGAAGAACTTGAAGTTGTTGTAACAGTTCTTGTAACAGCAGTAGCATCAAGAATAGTTCCAGTTACAGCATCCGTTCCAGTTCCATCAGAAGTAGAGGTGGTAACTACTGGTGTTCCGTTTGATGTTGTTGTGGAACCATCAGAATACGTTGTGGTTGTAACTGGTGTTGTTGTAGTTGTTGTGGTTGTAACTGGAATAGTTGTTACAACAGTATCAACATAAGTTCTTACAACTGGATTTCCATCAGTATCAGTAGAGTTGATTGTTCTTGTTACATAAGAAGTTTCAGTTCTAGTTGATGATGATGTTGAAGTTGATACTGAATCTGCAGTTGAAGTTCCTGTGACTGTTGGCGTTGAAGGAGTTGTTGGTGCAGAAGCAGAACCTACGTCAGTAACAGTAAAGGTTGATGGAGTAGAACCACCAGCACCACCAGCAACAGCACCAGAACCAGCAGCGAATGCGGATGGTCCAAAGATATATGCATATTGAACGTTAACAATGTCCCCGGCATTTAAACCAGTGAACATAAAACCAAGTCCAATGGTGTAATCTCCATCACCATCATTTACTCCATTATAATAGTCAACTGGATCACTAGTCCATCCAGCACTTACACCAGCATTAACTCCACCAATTTGCCCCGTGAACAGTCCAAGAGCATACTTGGATGCAAGTGCTTCTGATAGAACCACATTGGTTGCAGGAATACCACCTGCATATCCTCTGACATTAAGAGTCGCAGAACTATCACCTGCGGCAGCTCTTGCGTCTGGGTCAGTGAATCTGCCGAAGTAAAGAGTGGGAACATTAATTAAAAACTCTAAACGAGTATTGATATCGACAAAGTGTTGATTATCATTAAATCTTACATCGTGTTCAATATGAAAGTTTGAGGTTGAACCAGACCATACTGCACGATTATCAAATGTAACTCCACGATAGGAGACACCAGAATAATCTGCATTGGTTCCTGTTATTGGACTAGAACCCATATAAGAAGCATTATTATTAGTGTGATTAAAGATGATTGCTCCAGTCGCATCTAGTCCTTTAATTGTCCATCCCTCAAAAGGAGTTCCTGGTGTGAGGTAATCGTATGATGGATTGAAGGTTCCAGTACAAGTAGAATCGTAGAGAATACCAGGTGCGGTGTTTCCTTGCGAACCTATAGTTCCTAAATCACTTGTACCGATTTTTACGCAGTTGCCTTGTAATGTGACATTTCCTGCAAATGCTGCTGGTGCGCCAACTAATAGCGCAGACGCTGCAGCAAGCGCCTTTGTAGTGTAAGACATATAAAGTCCTCTATGACTCAGTGTGTACTAAACAAAACAAACCGAAGTATGTTTAAAGGTAAAGTATTCACCGAATCACAGAGGACTCGGAGTATGTAGATTCAGACCAGTTAAGATCAAGAATCAGTAATGATTGTAACTATATTTATCCCTTCTTCCAGGCTTCACCTTCTGCCTTTCTTCTACGAGCAAGTCCTGCTTCTACATTTGAACCGGGATTGCGGTAGAGGTAAAGAGCATCGGGAACTAGGTCCCACTCTTTATTCTTCAGGCGTTTAGTAATAGTATTAAAGTTATCGCCACCGTAAAAACCGGCACCAAGATTATAAGCAAAGCTGAGCAGAGCTCCCCTCTTTCCATCAGACATTTCTCCCCAATGTGGAATTTTACGAAGTGCTGGGAGAAACTCTTTTTTACATTGTTCAATTAAGAGTTCATCAGCTTCTTGTTGAGTAAGTGTATCACCAAGTTTGAATGCTGAACCATCCTTCTTACGGGTAGAACCCCAACCGATTGTGATTGGAAGTCCACCAGTCAAAGGGTCAGGATATGCCTTTAGATGGCATCCTTCAAACTCTTTAATTAACTTAATGCCCATTTGCGGTACATCATCACCACCTGCTACTGGGGCAGAGGGAGCTGCAGCAGCGGCAGGGGCTGGTGCAGCACTAGTCTTTTTTCCGCGATAAATCTCCGCCCAATCAATGTTATCCTCTAGATATTTGACTGGGAGATTATCTTCTAACCACTGTACTGCTTTAACGTGGTTAGGGTTCTTCTCGTCATAAAACTTGAAGAAGTTGTGCAGGTCAATTCTTGCCATTGTTGCCTCCTATATTTGGAAAGTATATATCGAATAATTCACTTGCTTCTTTATGTTTGCCTTGATTTGTGAGTTTCTTCACTTCTTCCAGAATCTTTTTTTTAAACTCAGTCGAAGATCCTTCCCCACCCATCATTTCCTCCTGGGCACCAACGATGCTTGAGAACTGCTTTGGTGTAAATGGTTTTCTTACCATTCGTTACGGGTCCAGTATAGTTATCGTTGAGTGAACCATATGGATCGTTAATGTAATATCCCTTTCCATCTGGAGTCTTACCGATTACAACACACATGTGCCCACCAGTAGGTGCAGATAAAGAACCGCGATGCAGGATACCAATAACAACAGGTTTCCCAGCATCAAGACTCTTATCAATGTCAGCAAAAGAAAGATTGTAACTAAAGTGTGACTTAATTCCATAACCTGCCAGAACTTTCGTCTGAACCGCATGGTCAGTAGTGTCACCAATCGCAAATACTTTCTTGACATATTCATCGTCGCCTTTGATGCTTCCTGGCTTGAGGAAAGCAAGGCACATAGCGCACGATGAACTGTTACAAGTTCTATGTGCATCTCTATAGTTGTCTACTTGATTGAAGTATGGAACAGCAAGAACTTCTGGAGTTGGTGGTTTCGTTCTGAACATTCCAATCCAGTCAGTCTCCGCATCATCTAAAAATTGAGCAGGTAGGTTATCCTCTAACCATTGAACCGCTGCTACGTGATTCGCATTACCATCATCATAAAATTTAAAAAAGTTATGAAGATCTAGGGTCATTGGATATTACTCTAAACACTCAGATATTTATAAAAAAAGCGCCTCTTTGAGACGCTTAATTATGTTTAAGCAGAAACAGTTTCTCGAACTGTTGTTTTCACATATTCGAAAACATTTTCTGGAGTAGTCGCTTCGTAAGGGTCGGTGTCAGCATTGTCCCGTTGCCCCGCTTCAACGAATAGTTTTTCGATGATTCCGTTATCCACGACCGCAGCATAACGCCAAGAGCGATTGCCGAAACCAAGGTTGGACTTATTGACAAGCATTCCCATAGAACGTGTGAAATATGCATTGCCATCTGGAATGAGAGTTACTTTCTCAATTTTCTGGTCTTTAGCCCAGGCATTCATTACAAACCCATCATTAACAGAGATG